ATAGCATCAATACATTCTATTCCTGATTTGTTGTAATGAGGTGGGTGATTTACCATGTCGCTTTTATTTTTGCCTGATAAATACTTAATTTGATTTTCTTCTTCTTTCTTCATAACCTTCTCTGCCATGCTTCTCATGTATTCTAAATGCCTCATTTTATTTTATCTTTGTTATCAAATGATACTACTATAACATTGTCATGTTTGTCAATTATTTTAGGCTTCTCTTTTTCAATTTCCATTTCATCTTGCCTTCTTAAATAATCTACTGCTTTTGTCCTTAAACTTTCATCTTTTTCCATCATGGGAATACTTGCACATATTATTCTACAAAACTCTAGCACACCATAATAATCTTCATCATTCAAAGGGTTTTCTTTTGATGACACAACAGAAACATCAACCTCTCCTGTCCATCTCTTTGCAGGATTTAACATAGGCTTTACTTGTATAAGAAAGTCTTCAGGATTTATATCATCTAGTTTTGC